GTGTAGCTATGCGAACTTGTTTGTGGTATTTATCTCCTGTATCTTCATCGGTCACTTCTTCCCCGTCCTCAGTTATTTCGCTAAGGAGAGATATATAACCGTCAACCCATTGTTGGTTTTTTGTCCACTCGTCTGGATGCTTGGAGTACCTATCAAGGAGTAGCTTTTCAAATTCAGGCCAACGGCCACGGACCACACTCGTAACGTAGTCCCTTATTGTTTCAGGGAGTTTACGGGCATTATTCCAATAATCCTTTTTACTTTGAGGTACAAAACCACTACTACTACCACTTGAGTAGCTTTCACTGAAATCGTAATCCTCAGCGAACTTCAACAGCTTCTGTTCCAATTCAGGCCAACGTGCCTTCATGATATGGGAAGCATAGTTAATAGCTGGCATGACATCGGTGGTCTGTAAAAGACGTTCCTCAATCTCCGGGTCACGTCCCTTGATGACACTGCGTGCATAGTCATACAACTGCTCCGGTTTGGCATTCCTTAATGTGTCAGGTTCCATCTCCAAATCGCGACTTCCACCAAGGAATTTGCGAGAGTAATTCAACAGATGAGTCGTATCTCCAATCTGGCGCAATACTACTTCAAGGGGTTTCCAGCGACCCTTGATGAATTTATCAGCATACTCGATAGCTTGCTCAGGATCACCTAGTGTCATTCGGTACTCCATCTTATCCATGCCACTGAATGTAAGCTGAGCACCGGGGAGGTCAGCCCACCTCTGATTCAAGATGGTTTCCGCATATAGTTTGATGGCTTTAGCAGGGATGGGGTTAAGCTTGGCTTTGCCCAGCTTCTTTTCAAACTCAGGCCAACGTCCCTTGATGATGCCTCGGGCATATTCAAGACAGAGGTACATAGAGTTGGTCGAGGTTGTTGCATACGTCAGAATCTTCTTCTCAGCGTCCGGCCAACGTTCTCCTTTGAGAAATTTGCGACAATAGGACAACAGGTCGAGAGAAGGTCGTCCTTCGAGAAGAAGCTTTTCCAACCGTTCATTTGATTTTCCGGGCATGAACTTCATGCAATAACGGAAGTACACTTTGGCAGAAGGGGGCTCAGATGTATTGTATCCATAGTAACTCTTCCTGAACATTTCATCAAGCTCGGCCTGAGGCAAAGGTTGGTTATCATAGACGGCCTTACGTAACTGGTTGTCAACTTCATCGCCATGCTTAGCGAAAGCCTTTTCAACTTTTTCCTTAGGATCATTTGCCCCAGTGAGGTACTTATACACCCCCGGCTCACCCATCTTGGCAAGCTGGCTGATTACTTTCAGGCAGATAGGGTCAGATATAAACCGGGCGACAGTCTTCTTTGTCTTACGATAATTACCGCTTGTGGAAACAATGCCGTCTGGAATTTCAGTGTCGGTACGGTCTTTCAGTTGATTGGTAGCAGGGTGGAACTGAGCGTAGGCAGAACCTTCATCGAAGATAACGTAGGTTGGCCCTGAACTGAGATACGTATTGCCCATGTTTTCATGAGCGGTACACCAGTTGGTACCAGCCGATAGCTCAGCTAGAGCCGGAGCCTTCGTCACTTTGTAGACGAGGATGTCCCCATCCCGGATGATGACGCTGGCACCTTCACGAATCTTTTCCCGGTTCTGTTCTTTTTTGGAGAAGTTGCCTTGGTTATCTTCGATGACAGTGAACAGGGTGCCCGGTGTGTATGAGTTAATGTCTTTGTTCCCAGTGAAGCCGGGGGCTTTCTTAAGCCGGTTGAAAGTAATAAGTTGTTCCTTAATCCGCTCCCCATCTTCAGGGAGACGGATGTGTCCCTTGGCAAGCATACGTGCTATCCAAGTGATAAAATCTGTCTGGTTGGGAGAAGGGTCAACCTGAATACACATCTCCACTTGCTCTGGAGTGAGCTTCATCTGACTGCACAGAAAATCAATTTTCTGCTGTGTCGGTCGAGCGACCAATAGGAAATGGGATAAGAAACGCATTAGCAAGCCTCACTAATGCGTTCCATATCAGCCTTTCACAGATTTACGACCACGCTGCTTCGTGAAGGCACCGGCCAACTGCTTGAGACGAATCCGGGCACGGTTGTATTCCTGTGGAGTCAGCCCGATTTCATGCCCCTTATGCTCCTCGTGCTCCATCTCCACCGTAGTTGCCAGCCGTTGGCACGTCCGACAAAACTCTTTGATGGTCTCGGCGCTGGTGCCAGCCTCGTACACAGCTACAAGGACGGGGAATACATCAGGGTCGTGTTCCTCAACGTACTTGATAAAGGCATGGGCAAAGAATTGATCTTCCAGTTTTTTCTCCTCGCGGTTCGTCGCAGCCATGAGGTACTCCGACTTAGAGTACACATACTCATCCGTAACTTCCCCGTGAACTTCGGGATTTGTCTCTGAGGCTAAGGACAAGTTACCAGCACGACAGACTGGGTTCTTTGTCCGTTTGCCGTGAATGGTGTTGTACTTGTTGGTGAGGCAGTAGTTGATGTAGTAACGCCACCGACGCTCTGACGCCCCATACTGGGAGAAAGGATCAAAGGTTTGGAACACATCTGTTTTGCCGTTCTTACGGTGCTTGGATGTGGGTGGCAGGTACTTCATGTGGATCATCAAATCCTGACACCAGTCTTCAATGTCCTCCTCGATGCCATACCCATTCAAGCGACGGCGAACCCAAGTTTCGATGTACTTAGGCTGACGTTCGATGAACTCCTCAAAATCCTTGGGTACAACAAACCCGTCGTGACCGATGAAGTGCCCATCCTCACTAATGTAGAAAGGATCACCTTTGTAGCCCTCTTTAACTGCAAGAACTGCACCAACCGGAATTGTTAAGGTGGGTGTAATCGCAGCAGTTACTGTTACTGGGTCACAAGGTTGCGTTTGCCTGTCTGCCTCCGTAGGTGCATCTTCGGCCTCACGTGGCGTAGCCGGAACATAGGTTGTGCCATTCTTGACAGCCCAACGCTTGCGTTGTGACTCGGAGATTTTGGCCCTAGCTTCAGGAGTTAGCTTGCGGTCTCTTGTTGCCCATTTTGCTTTTTGTGACTCGGAGATACGCTTGCGTGCTTCATCGCTAAGTTGTCTCTTCCGAGGAGATAGTGAGGGCGATACTGGTGCTTCAGTTTCAATTTCGCTTTTGGTTACAGCGAGTTCGACTGCAACGAAGATCGGGCTGGAGGTTACAGCGACTGGTTCGGCGACGGCAGGTTCAACCATAGTCACAACTGTAGTACCGAGACGAGCAAGGTGCTCGTTAACAGCGACTGCAACTGTGTCTTTGATCGTGTTGGTAAAGTGAGTAACCATGGTCTGAATGACCACCAATACCTTCATTTTTAATGAATTGAAGGATTTCATCATGACTGATAGAGGGGGGTTTAACCACGGTTTCGGGGGCACCTACAAATGGTGTAGTCTGAAGCATTACGCCTCCACGGCAAACAAGTCCCACCTATAGTAGTGGGGATAAGATGTTAATACTCGGATTCCACCCGATGCGGAGCACTAAATAATTTCTCCGCTAAAGTGTGTAAACCTCAGTAGCCAAAGGAGGTTACTGGGGTAGGGTTTACTTGGTATTCAAACGTTAAGCTATGACGAGGAGGAAGTCAAACAGAGGTAGAAGTGAAAAAATTTGGTAGGATTTGCCGTCGTTTCAACTACACTTCATCATCACCGTTGATGTTTATTCGTATGTCGGACAGCCGCTTCCTGAGCCGCTTGCGGATGACATCTGGTGGGTGAATAGCTACCTGCTCTTCAAATTGAGCAAGCGTGTTTTCAAGCGATTTTCTACTGCTGAGAATCGCCAAGAAGTTGGGAAACGCTGCGGTTCCAGAGAACTTGTCTACTGCCATAAAAACGTCGTCCTTATTCTCGTACTGCGTCGATAAGCTGCTCCACTACCCGTTGAAACCCGTTCATGATGGTCAGTTGATTGGCCGATAGGACTCGTTGTTCAGTTGCCATGTCCCGTAGTAACTGGAACTGCTCATGCTGAACCCCGGCTTGAACCTTAACTCCTTCTGCCAACTGATGAACGGATTCCGCGAGTTTGTCTTGAGCTTTAGACTGTGCTTCAATAAGCTTCTTAAGCTCGTCATTACTCTCGGTGATAGCTTTGGTGTTAGCTTCGACCGTCGATTTGAAAGTTGCAAGTTGTACCTGCGACCAAATGAACAACCCCACACAAATGAAGGCTGAACCTGTAGCGGCCCCGTATTGCCAGATGGGGAGCAAAGGATTAGCTTGGAGGATAAACATGTGCGTTGAGTCCTTTCGGTGAGTTACTTCCCTACTAAAAAGAACCCGTAGTGGTAATTCTCTCAACGGCCTCTGCGATGAAATGGATTACGTACTATCTCAGTGCCAAAACTTGCCATGTTTGATTGGATTTTCTTGATGCGTTCGAACACTTGTAAGTCACGCATCATAATCCCATCTAAACTTGCGATAATTCCCGCTGGTTGGTTTAACTGCTCTGACATGAGGATGCTCTGTCCAGTTGGGTCTATCTTCAACCCACCTTCTTCCACGAGCCACTTCTGTGCCACATAAGCACAAAGTTGAGCAGCGTCTACCATATCGTCGTGTGATCCTTTTTCCATTGGTGCTTGCACACGTATCTGATACTTGTTGATGTATTCAGCTTCTACAAGACGTAACTCTTGGAGGAACTTCGGAACGTAGGGGAATCTGCAACGTGAGTCGCGGATGTAACCCTGAAGCACATACGCCATCTGTGAGTTGATGGTTGTAGTGAGGTTCACAAGTTCTATATTGTGAATCTTGTTCAGGTCAAGTAGCTGTACAAGTTGTTGACCGCCATGTTGGTCGGTCGCTCCGCGATAGCAAGGCATCAAAGAGTTTAACGCCTTGAGCCATGACAAGATGTCTTCGAGAGGCAGAGTTTTGAATCCAACATACTTGTCGATACCGGGGATGGACTGCACTCCAATACTGTCAAACTTCTCTCCTACCATCATGCGGTCGATGTAGTCATAGACGAGATGGATGGGCTGGGCTCCACCCTTGTATTCCAAGTGGCCGATAGCGACTGCCGTAGCGTCGTTCATCATACCCAAGTCGATTGCCCAAAAGAATTGGCGACCGATTGCATTCGGGTGGAACTTGATGATGTTGAAACGAGCCGTGCTTAGGTCTGGTTCTTCCAGACCACTGATCGTTTTTTCATATCTCACGTCTGTGCAAGCACGAATCTGAGCCTCGGTAACGTACGATTCAGATGACTCTAGGAACTGACCACCATACTCAGCCTTGAACGTGAGTGCGTTTGTCTCATATTCTTGACGAAGTGTAATGGGGAGAATAGTGGGATTCATCTCGGCGGTGGATGCGCGAAGGGTAAAGATGCCAGACTTTGGACCTCTCTCTAAAGCTTGCTTGTGAAGGTCGTACATCTTACCGACCTTTGTCCACGGGCTGGAGATGGAAAGCACGAGGGAGTCTTGGAACATCCGGTATTGGTCATACGGGATTTCCTTTGCGGCCTTTTCACTTACCCATCCCCCACCATTGATTAGCTCGGCGTGCTTGAAGTTGATTGTGGAAGGCTTAGCAGCCGCGTAGACCTCATCTGATGCTGAGCCCTTGGCCGACCGGAAGTGGGCAAACTCATCCAGTGCAAGAAAGATGTTGGACGGACCACGGGAAGCGTTGGTGGTACAGGGGAACGATCTAACATTGATGGTCGGAGTCGTGTCACGCTTCATGCGGTCTTGATCTGAGACGAAGCCTAGTGATGCACTGGAGGATGTCTTCAGATAGGGGTTGAAGAACGGAGCCCGGTTAATGTCTTCGCGGAGCTTCTCATAAAGACGGCTGGCACCTGAGTCATCCTGAGCCATAAAGGTGAAGTCTACCGGGGAACCGGGGACAAGACTGAAGTAGTCCTGTGGGGAACGTATGCTGAGGAGCTTGTAGAGGGTGTAGGCACCGATGGCAGACACTACCTGAGAATTATGAGTGACATTGAAGTTACTTCCGAAGAGGTAAAGACCAGATGGATTGGTGGTGGTTATGCACCGCATCTGCATTTTACCCGCAGGTTCAATGCTGGTGATGTACCTCCAATTCTGAGTGGTTTTTACTTTACTTAAGAGCCTATCAAGCTTTCTTTTAAGGCGAAACACTGGAAGGCGACCCGTCCACTTAACTAGATAAGCACGCTTACATACTTTTTTTCCTTCGGGGGAGTTTGTACACACAGGTAATTTTTCAGACCAATAGGGTTTTAACCCAAGGGAAGCCGCAAGGAGATATACCCCCCTAGATAAGCCTTCGTTAGTATTTGAAAACTCACATTGCCCATCCAACATACAGGAGCCGTCTGTGTCCATTAAACCCTGAAGTAAAGCCAGTCGCTGCGCTACCGATGCCCATAGGTATTTATCAGGAATATGCTTAACCTTCAAAACGCCAATGTTTCTTAAATCAGAGAGAAGCCCTCTAACCCCCCACGATTTGGGATTTTTACCTTGTCGCACATTGTACCCAGCGTGAGTAAATTCGGCGAGTATTTCGGGGTCAAGTCCAGTAATACTTGCTGCACCTGTTGATCCATCTCCAAGCCACGCACCGAGACAGTATGGGTCTAAAGGTAACTCCTGTTCAGGTAGGGAAATCGGGTGAGTTAAGAGGATTGAGTGGTTAGCTTGCGGCTCCTTTTGGGGGTTACTAACCACCTTCAATGTTTGAAGAATCTCTTCAGTTGTTCTAACTCCCCCATTCACGGTCGGACGTAAAAAGTGTCCTCGTCTGAACTTCCTACCGGGGTTAAATAGTCGATGATTAGGGTTTGTTGGTTCTAATTCACGACCACAGCCACAAGCACAACCCCCCTCAGTTGAAAGTTCCAATGTGTTTCTTTTACGGCGGTTGAGATTCTTACGTTCATCTTTAGTATATGTATGCCAGAGGTGCCCAGCATGGGCATACGTAAAGGTTCCATCATCAAAGCTTACTTTAAATGCAACCTCTTCTTGAATCGGGTGGGCGTACTTAACGTTATATACTTTTCCATCCTCTCCAAAAATAGCATCCCCATCCTTTAAATCGCCATTACGCACAAACCCCCTTGGTGTGGGAATGAGTTCATCAACAGATAAAAGTTTTCCCCCACGCCGCCCTGCAAAGATGACGGCCTCGTTGAACCCACGCTCGGGAATATCACGCCAGTCATTGACATTGCAGCGGCCTTCCTCATAGAGGATATGGAGACATTCTTCTTCGGTAACTTCACGAAGAAGCTTCTCTCTAAACACATCCCACATTGGGATTTTAATTGGTTTAAAATCAAGGGGAACTGCGAAAACACACTTCACGACCAGCCGTTGTAGGGGGTACAGTTGGATGTTAAGTCCCTGCGGTGATTCTATAAAGTCTATAGCGTTTAAAAGCTTGCTGGTATCTTCGATACTGTTTTCTATAACCCGACCAAAGACCGAACCCTCGGTGGATTTTTTGAATCTACTACCTCTCGGCATAAATGCTCCTGCCTAAGGGTTCGATATTGGCGATTTTATTGAGAAAACGGGTTCGGCTATCCGTTTCCTAGTTTAGCCAGTAGGTCTCGGGCGTGAGATTGAGCCGACGCGAACTCATCATCCCAGCGGCTTGCTCTTGCCGTTTTAACTGTGTTGTCCTGACGTTGGAACCTTGGCATAGGGGTAGCCACCCGTCGTGCCGATGTAACTCCCATACCCCCTTCTTCGACCGACTCCAGCAAGTCGTCAAAGCTGTACTCGTCAGTCAAGGCATCAACTTCGAGTAGGTCAATTTGCTCACGCCACGGTATTTGTGGCTGGTGCATTCCTGCTAACTTGATTATCATTCAGCCTCTTTGGTTCCAGTAACGAATTTGTACTTCAGGATCATGCTGTCAGTGTCGATGGTCTCGGCACGAACGAACACCTCGTACACGAATCCACCTTCCTTGCCATCATGCCATACAGCACCTTGAGCGAACGCATCATTGATGGCGTCCTGAATCTCAGAGTCGGTCAGCTTATCCATGAGGTATTTGACGCGAGAGCCCGTGTTGACAATGTTGAATGCCGACACATTGGTAGCCTGTTCAATTTGAGCCAACTGAATCTCACCGACACCGGGCACCTTGTTCATTGGCATCTTGCTAGTGACCTTAAATGCGGCAATGAAGGATGCGGCAACTTCACCCATGACGCGCTTCAGGAATAGGGCGAACTGGTTCTTCTCGTCAGCACCAGCAACCTTCTCCTTGAGAGCCGCAAGAGCAGCACCCGGAACGGCCTGATAGTTCTGGTAGAACTCGTCGGTGAACATCGGTCCACGAATGTCGTTCTCCTTGCGAAGAGGGGTACCTTCGAGCACTTGAGACTTACCGTCACGGCCAATACCCATGCCACCAGCCGGGGAGGTGGAGACATAGCTGACGATGGTCAACTTGTCGAACGCATCCTCAAGAGCACCGGGCAGGAGTTCACCACCATCACCTTCACCTTCAGGATCGACATCAAGACCTTGCAGCACAGCCTCACCGATGCCTTCAGCGGGAGCCACACCCAGCGTGTGAGAGTCCCCCGAGATTTCAGGGTTTACCATCGGAGCGTTAGTAACGTTCGGGTAGCTGATAAGTTCGTGCTGAAGTTCAGGATAGAACTCCTGCACAACTTGCGACGGCACGTTGCTCGGAGAGAAATTCATACCACCAGCTTGTTTCATAGAACCATCCTTTTTATCTGATTCATACTTGGGGGAGTTTTTTTCAGACCTAAATTCCTTAGACCAACCAGAACAGAACCACTTATTTTGTTTATTCTTTTTGTGTTCGCGTTTTGGCTTCCCACAATGGATACAAATCTCATTTTGTTTTGACGCTCCTTTGAAGCTTGGAGCCCCACCACCTATGTCACTAATGCCTGAGGTAGTCGGTTTATCGTTATCCAAGTCCTGTTGAGGTGCCATGCTTGCTGTCTGTGACCCGAGGATTTCAAATTCAGCAGCTTCTGGATTGACCGGCTTTACGCGCTGTCCATTGATTTCAAAGACAAGACCCATGTAACCCCAAACAGTGCCCTTGGGATTTCCACCAAGGTCTTCTTGCTTAGCGTCGAATATCACGAGGTTGTCATCGTTTGGTGGCAGTACGGTTGTGACTACACCTTGACGAGTGTCGTTGCCTATTTGATGTGTTTTCCATCCAATTCGGTCACCGGGCTTCAAAGTAACCACTTCGGAGGCTACCAGCTTGAACTTCATACCGAACTTAGCTGATGCACCCTTGATGAATGCAGAGGCAGTTGCCCGATTTGAGAACGTTAGCTTCTTTTCCTTGCCAGCAATGTTAATGATGATTTGTGTACCGCTGCCCTTCTCCACTGTAACCGCCTTATCGGACTTGACTTCCTCCTGCTTTACGTCAACAGGCTTGCCGACTTCCATTTCCTTTTGAGTCTCGATGGCCTCACGCATGGCGTTCACGTTAGGCCGTTCGGTGTGGAGCACCTGTCCGTCAAGCACAGGAGACCCGCCAGCAGCGCCGTCCGCCGGATGGGAGTTGACCCCTATATCATCCTTGGGAGCTTCGCCTTGAGGCACCGGCTTTGATTCGAGTTGTGTGTCGCTGGTAATCATGGCTTTCTTTCCAGTTTGGCTTCTTCAGACATCACTGAACGGATGAGTTCAGGCGTCACGTCGATTATCTTCTTGATATTTTCAGGTGGGATAGGGTGTTCACATTTTAACCACTGACCCTTGGCCGTCATTTGTGATAGAGGGTCGTTGTCATCTACTTCCCATGTCTTATCTCCAGAGTCGAAGACAACAATGCTGATTGGTTCCTTGAACTCCCATTGCATTTTCACCGCCCAACGCATTGCGTCGTGGGGGTTATTGAAGGCATAAATTTCACCGCCACCGTACCGAGTTCCATCTCCCTGAGCCCAGTTAGTGGGCTGCATAAGCCGAATTCCCGTTCGCCTTATTTTGGCGGCACTCTTCGTGTAGGTTACGTGGTACAAAGTCATGTTGGAACCCCTCTTGCTGCTGGCTTCAATACCCATCCGTCGTGCTTCTGCCTTATCCGCCTCACTGAAGGGGTCGATGTCATCATCTTCGACCGGGGTGTTTGAATCTCGTGCCATCTCTTCAAAGAAGTTAAGAGCTATTTCTTTCCAATCAACCGGGTCGAACGGCTCCTCTTGGTTGGTGGTTCCCCCCATCTCATAGTAGGGGCCAACGAGACTATCAACGATGTGTCTGACACGCTCTTCCGAGGGCAACGCTTTAAGCTGCTCGTCGGTCAGTTCAGGTTTACCCTCAAGCTGTTCACGCTCATACCTGCCTCGTTCTTCACGAGCTTCGGCTGCACGCTCCTCGTGTTCTTTACGAGCTTGTCTTTCGAATCGGCTGAAGTTACGGGCAAACTCTTTAACTAAGGCATCAAGGTTGAATTTTCCTTGATTGCGGAGCTTGACGGCATTCTTTGCCAGATTATCGGCAAGGTCTTGCGTCTGCTTAGAGTTGTTGATAAGCAGGGCAACATACCAAGTGCTCTGGTTAGTCCAGCCTTCGTACTCCGCCTTTTTGTTTGCCATTGTTACTTTGACCCTTCAATGACTGCCTTCACACGGTCTACTGAAACGTTGAGCTTTTTAGCAATCGCAGCCGCGCTGTATAGTCCCTCGGCGTTTAGCTCCTTTACCCTTTTTGCAAGAGTGCCTGAAGGGATAGGAGCGTGCATTTCGGCGGTGATTGCTTGTCTTGGCATGTTGGCACCAAGGTCGGCAAGATCACCGAATCCCAGTTCCATTTCCACAGACTCATCATTT